CCTGTTGGGCCAGGCTCCCCAGTTGAGCCAGCTGGCCCTGTTGGGCCCAATACACCGGGTTGTCCGGGCTCTCCGGGATTTCCCTGTGAGCCGGGTTCGCCTTGTGATCCACTTGGACCAGTTGGACCAGTTGCTCCAGTTGGACCAGGGGCGCCAGTGGGTCCATTTGCGCCGGGTTCCCCGTATGGACCAGGGCTACCTGTTGGGCCCGGATCTCCTTGTGGGCCAACAATAGGACCTACATCATTCCATGCTCCTTCTGCTATGTTCCAAAACCATAAACTTCCAGATAAGTGTACGGCTGTAATAGTAATAATACCTGTCATTGTACCGTGGACCTGACAGATATAGTAATAGGTACCGGGTGCAACTCCCGTGGTATCCCACACTATAGTTGCTACGTCAGATCCGTTGTTGGTTACTCCGGTTACAGCATCTCCTGTTCCAGTTGTGGCGGCAGTTTTAATCCAAAAAGGATGTCCTGCAGCAGTTACTTCAAATGTCAGGGTAGATCCAGTAACAGCAGAAATTGATATGTTTGTATCAATGCCGCCAAATACATAGCCACTGGCACCGGAGTTAGTTACATTGTATAGTTGATTTGCCGGAAGAGAACCTGCGGTCACAATCCAACCGTGTCCATCACTTCCTGTTAAAGGCAAGTCCTCTATTGTGGCTTTGGTACCTTGTAGTGTTACACTAACACCCTGTGCACCAGTTGGGCCAGTGTCTCCAATTTGTCCTGTAGGACCGGGGCTACCTGTGGGCCCAACTTCTCCTTGTGCTCCAGCCGGACCAGTAGGGCCTTGCGAACCAGTAGGGCCTGTTCCGCCAGTGGGACCCACTGAGCCAGGTTCTCCAGTTGATCCCGGTGACCCGGGGTTTCCTTGTGAACCAGTGGGTCCCGGTGTACCAATTGATCCTTGTGGCCCTGCTGGTCCTGTTGGACCAATGCTACCAGGAGATCCAGTTGGACCAGGTGGTCCGGGGTTGCCAGTTGGCCCAACGCTGCCAGAAGGACCTGTGGGACCTACGGAACCTACGGAACCTGTAGGACCGGTTGCCCCGTTGTTGCCTGGAGCCCCATTTTCGCCGGGACTACCGCTGGGTATACCATTAATTAATGTAGTTACATATCCAATACTTGCTGCACCGGCAACATCGTTTACTGTTAGTGCAATGTTACCTGTGCGTCCCGCAACTGTTTGTACTGGCGCACTAACTATGATTGTTCCGCTTGCTATATTAGCAAAATTCTGATTAATCTTTTCAAACGCATTGCGAATTGGATCGCCTGTGTGGTCGTTAGCTGTTGTACCTACGTAGACATTTGCAAAATTGCTCATAAAAAATACCCTATTATAGGGTATTTATGGCCAAACGTAAAAGCTCTGGATTAGGCTTGTGCTTGTTTATATAACTCAAATGATGCTAAATTTTTTCCTTTTGACTCTGCCATGATGTCTGCCCAGGAACTATGTGTCAATGCCCAGTCATTTACTGCTGTATTCCAGTAGAAGTCACTGTGTGCTCTGAGCTTGCCCTTTTTGTGGCCAGATTCTATCAACGGAATAAGAGCGGGGCGTTCGTGTCCGGAATGTCCGACAAGTACATCTTCACGGCTAACGGAGTAATGTATAACAGGGCGCACACCACGCCAACTATCACAAATCCTTTTAATACGGTCATCATTGTTTTCAATATATTCTCCAGTTTTAATCCAATGGTGGTGTATGTCTAGCACTAAGGCGCAATCACTGGCTAGCTCTAGGCTCGAATCGATACCCCATGACATTTCGTCGTTTTCGATTGTGATGCAGTTTCTTGCTTCGGGGCTAAGACGTTGGAGGGCAGAGCGAATACCCGCGGGACCTCTTCTACCCGATATGTGTACATTGATCTTAAAGTCCTGAAAGGTTTGTCCATAACCCATCCAACGTGCCATGTCAGCATGATATTCAAACTCCTCTATACTTCTATTTACGATTTCATCGGCCTCGGAAGCAAGAACACAGAATTGTCCAGGATGAAAGCTAAGTCGTACATCCAATTCTCTGGCACGGGCACCAACAGGTGCAAATATACGAGCACAATGATCTTGTATTTCTGTTCGTTGCCACCAGGCTTGCCAATCTTTTTCAGTGTAACCTTGTAGCATCTCGGATCCTAGTCGCACCATACGCAGATGGGGATCTAAACTGCCCACACGCTCAACCAGTTGAAGTGCGGCACTAGCATTGTGGTTCATAATGTCCCACTGTCGTTGTTCGGCTTCGGCTTTGTGTTCTCTAAGCCAACGCATGGTAGTTGATCTGCCGTTGAGCTCTCGGTCCTTGGCATTTACCTTCATGCCTCCCACTTCACTGGGATCATTGATCCACTTGCAAGCAAAACCAATTTTACCAAGTTTTTTCATAGATATTTAATAACAAGTTGTTCAACCACAAGATAGTAACCCCACAATGGGAAAACTACGGCAAAGAAAGTACTCCAAAATCCCTGTGCAATTACTATGCCAGCAAGCCACCAAGCAAAAAGGATAAGTGAAACTAGATATCTCATAGTGTATTATATACGCATTTAATTAATGACGCAATGGATTTAGGCTTTCTACACCACCTACTTTGAGCATGGCACAATGTGTGACTAGCCGCTGAAATTCATCAATTTCATCTGAGCTAGCGGCAATTTCGGGAAGTGTGCCGTGTACCACATCCCAGAGGCGTTGGATGTCTTCTTCTTTGAGCCAAGTATCAAATTCCATTTTACTTCTCCATGATGTATTGTATGACTTCTCGGGCGTCTTTATACTTAGATGCTTCAACCGCCTGCTCGAGATAGCCTTGGCGCATGTCTTCAAGTTGATTAAGGAAATCAGTGATTTGATCCTTACGCAAAGTATACGTATAGGTAAAAATGTTTGTAGTGGGCTTTTTTTCTGGATTCATTTGATTTTAACCTCTGAGTCTTTGACACGGTCACTGTAAAGTTTATGCCCGCGACTTCTGACTAATTCTGCAGAACCTTGTGGATCATTTTCAAACATTTCACGCACATCATCTGCGTCAATGCCATCCTCAACATTAAGAGTGTAAACTTCATAATGTCGCTGACTGTTATATCGGGCACGTATGATTATTCTATTAACCAACTGGTTAAGATTAACATCAGCGGCCTCTCCTTTTAACACACGCCATGACCGTTCTTGCTCAATGGCGGTGACATCAATCACTGCCTCAATGCCGGTCATGTCCCAAGACAACAAGAAGGTGTGCATGTCAGAATTCGCCTGCAAGTATTAATGCCAGGCCCATACCTATAATAGGTGCGCCCACCACAATAAAAAGATTTATTAATGCTTGATCCATCTTACCACTCCTTCTTGTCGCCTGTGGCTTCGTTGTTACGATAACCAGCGGCGTAGGCCGCAATCTCTGTGTCAGTCATTTGTGCCATGTCAATTCTAGGACTGCGGTGAGTGTCTCTCACAAAGTAGTGAGGCATGTAGTCACGACCGTAATAGCTGTCAGCTTGACCGCGATCGTAGGGACCGCCATGGCGTTGATCGTAGTAACCAGAATGTGTAACTTCTTTAATCATAGATGCTCCTTAAGCCGCTTTGCGGAAGTATTGATAGGGCAGGCCCAGGGTCCAAGCCAAGTAACTGTCGTCGCCATTAGTCTCTTCTGCCTCATGGATCCAACGCAGGGCCATGCCGCGGTCTTTAGCACCCATGGTTATCAACTCTGCAACACGGCGCTCAAAGGCTGTGACAGCCTGAGCTTCTGACGCCTTGCGAGCAGTCTCTTCACGGTCAATGGCTTGACCCAGGATCACAAACTCAGCTTCAAAATCATCAAGAGTCCACGCAGAAGTGTCAATGCAACGTGGGCGGACACCATATGCATCTTTGTGCATGTCCCAGTAAGTGGCCTGAGCTTGCTCTAAGTCTGACAGCTCGTCCCAAGATTTGAATTCTGTAGTCATTTACAAGTCCTTTTTAATTACTATACAAGTATTATAGCAAAGGTTGAATTATGGGTCAACCGTTTAGTGCGTGTTTAATGCAGGCATTTGGCTGTTAATGATGTCACGTTCCATGCTGTGAGCTGGCTTGCGGCCACGCACAACATCAACCAACAAGACTGCAAACGCTTCTGCACCGTGCTCACGGATGCTTTGGCAAAGTGCCCAATCTTTGTTTTCTGTTAACGCACGACGAACGTGCTTTTGAAAACGCACTTTGAGAGCTTTGTTAATTTGGTTGCCGCATACTGTGATGCCAATGTAGCTTTCGTTTGTGTTAGTGTTTACTAACATATAGACAGCATGCTTGGTGTCTTGACGGCGTTTACGTGATTGCTTTTTAAGTTCCATACATGTATTATAGCCGAGAACGCTTTTTGGGTCAACCGAAATTAGACATTTTTTGCAAAAAAACAGCCCAAAAAGTAGTACTTTTTGCTACTTTTGGGCTTTATTATTAGATAATCTCTCGGGATAATAGCTTTTTATATACGGGTTTTGGCATTTTAATATTAACCGATAATGCGTTTGCTTTAATACGCAGGGTTTCAATAATATTATTAACTTCTGTTAAGTTAATATTATCGGGATTATTATCGATAATATAAAGTGCTTTATTTGCAGTAAACTCCGAATATGTATTTGCTACAATACGCAGAGAAATTACATCATTTTTATATGGAGTACGTTTAAAGTTAACTTTTAGATATAAAGTACTAATTGGCAAAGCATTGTAATACATACCCACTCCTTTGATGAACAAGTATGTATTATACATTAGACCCCATTTTAGGTCAACCAAAATTAGTGCAAGGGTTCGTCTTTGTTAACATTTTCAAGATCGTAAATTCCAAATATCTTTAAAATCTTTGTGATGTTTTTAGGAGGGTTAAATGGAATGTTTTCAGGAAAAAACACTGACTTCAATTCGCCGTCTGGACCAAGTATAAAGCCGTAGTCATCGTCTGCAATCTCGTCATCGTAAATATCCTCAACTTCTAGCTCTCTACTAGATTGGGCGGCTTTGCTCATATTCTAACTCCAGTTCTTTTAAGTATTTAACAATTTGTTTTTCTAATTTTACTACCACTGAATGGTCTATGTCAAATGTTTTTGTGTATATTTGGTACATAGCACAGTCTTGATAATTCCGATCAAAGGCAACAGCTTCTGCGGCAATGCTAAACCCGTATGCTTCAATTTCTGCGCTTTCCCCAAGGTAAATTTGATTATCAATGTTGCTTTTATACTGCTTTGATTTTTTACCTTTTTGGTACTGTTGACGGTGTACCAGCTCGTGCCCGATGCACTCTGCAATATCAAAGGTTAGTTGTTCCCAGTTGAGCAAGTTCCCAAAATACAGTTCTTGTTCAGGGTGATAGCATAGTGTGATTTCTGTGTGCGGTAAATGGTGTGCATCGTTATAACAATCATATAAGCCTGCAACAATGACCATGTTGGGGTCAACGGCATAATCTCTTTGAGTACGAAAACAAAGATCCGCAGCAGGAAACTGTCTACGGATTACCTTTGTGAACTCACTGGCAGAAAAGCTACGTTCATAGTATCTATCTTTGAGTGCCAACAAGCGATTTCTAGTGTCAAAGAACATCAAACGTCCGAATAAAAGATGTGTCCACCAATTTTATTTACAGTTCTTTTTTGTTTAGCCCATGTTGGTCGAACAGATGTGGCATGGAAGTATAGTGCGTCTGAATATTTCATTCTCCAGGGCAAGTACTCCCCAGTTAATAAATTATATGCTATGCGACGACTTTCTTCCCAACGATCACTTTCCAACTTGGGCTTCTTCACTGATTGGCATGTCCAAGAAAATTGGCAAACAGAAAACTGATTTTTAACTGTTTTAGTTCTAGTTTCAGTTTCTTCTTTGCTAAACCATCCCGCAGGTTTTACTATCACAGTTTCTAGCACATCCTTGCTACGAGTAATAACTGTACGTGATTTGACTACTTCACAGATGCTGTTGCCAAAGCGGCTGTCACGTACACGATTAATGGTAACTATGCCAACTGCGGCTTTGCCCTCCTCGGGTTCGTTGCCCGATTCGTAGTAGATGTTTTGTGCCAGACAATCAACATCTTTTGATGACACTTTAAAATTAATCCAGGGATCTACAATCACATGAACTAAGGTATCCCAGGCGCCCGTCACAACTTGTTTGACAAGTCCCGATTTTGGCGCTGTTACTTCCTCTGCATGACCGGGTGCTAATACGGTCAGGGCAAATACTGCAACAATAGTTTGAAATATTGTTCTCATACTGTCCTCCTATTTTAACTTCGTAAGATATTTAAGTACATATCCTGATAGTTATAGTACTATATAAAAGTTTGTAAGTCAAGTTAAATAAGACCCAGTGACAAAAACCGTCGTTAACGGCTTACTTATTCTGTGATAAGTACGTACTTAATGGCACTCCCAAGGAGTCAGCACGTTGAATTGCCTGGGCAGGCTGTGGGTCATTTGAGATTTGTATTCCTGCACCTTGCAGGATTGTTGAGTTGATTGATTCAGCAATGGCAGATCTGATGGCATCCCCGTTGCTATCTTTGGTGATAATATTAGAGAAAAACTGGTATGCTTCAAACTGAGTTTTGTCAGCAGCCATGGTTCCAATCTGTTCTGCTAGATTCTTTAAAGTAGATGTCTCCCCCACTCCAAAGATTATATTGCCCTTGGTCAAGTTTGCTACTTCAGTGGCTAACTGCACAATCATATTATTATATGATATGCTTGAAGAATAGAATGATGCAGAATTAGGGAACGATGTTAGTACAGCATTCACTGATGATACTGCAGAACTTATTCCGCTTGGTTCAGGCCAAGTGCTGCCACCTTCTGACACAGTGGGTCCAGTGGAGATGTAGGTAGTAACTGCGGATTTTAATATAGTCAATGCCGACACCAATCCCGTAATTGGTACGCCTGTGTAATTAGTAACAATTGTCTGGAAACCTGCAGTATAAGGAATTCCTGCACATGCGCCAAGAAAGTCTTTAACAGTTGCATGACCCACACTACCTGAGCCAGTCACTGAATTAGAATTTAATGTAGCAATGGTATTTGCTGTTAATACAGTGGTGGTTGCACCAGGAGCAATGTTCGATGACAAAATAGGAACTTCAATTGAACGCAAGAACTTGGCCATTGTTGCCCAAGATTCAAATGTTGCCTGTCCGAGAATCTTATGAAAGTATGTGCCCAGGGTACTAAAATCTGTTACACCTATTGCTGACAATCTTGTTAGTAGTGTATTGTCAATAACCGTAGACAAAGTTAAATAATCATCTAATGTTGTTAATCCACTGGCAATACCATCTAATGCAGTAAATTTTGTTGAGCTAACAATTGAAGTTAAATCTGCGGCAGTAACTTTTTTATATATACTGTGCATGACGTCAGGACTGGATGCAGTCACAGGAGTATTAATGGTAACGTTTTCTGTGATTGGAAGTTCAACTGCGCCAACATAAGTTGTGGCTGTTACTGTGTTAGACTGATGATATGAGATCGCTGTACTCGACGGGGGATTAGATAAATCCCCAAGATTCAATCCGGCTTCTAAGAACAACGTAGTTAACTTATATTTGCCCAAGCCTTGTTTTAGCAAGTTTTGCCCAAATACATAAGGATCAGCAAAGTTTGATAGATGTTTGATGTCATACATTGTGCCCCATCCAGCAACAACATCGGCCAACAACGCACCATTAGCACCAATTCCACCAGTGGCCAGGGCCACAGGTCCAGTGAATCCAATTCCACTTTGCGAATATGTTTTGTCTTTTAAAATATTAATAGAACTAACAGTTTCAAAGGATTGATTTGCGGCGCCATAGGATGTCATGTACACATTGGCAAATCCTGCAAGGCCATTAGCAAAGGGCAGGCCTGCTTGTACTAAAACTGTGTTGCTTACGCTTGCCGTTCCTGCTTGTCCCGTATAATCATAGTGATCTAATATTGGAGTCTCGCCACCGCCTACATAAACAGGGACTGCAATATTTCCATAGTAAGAGACATTGCCCGAAGAAACTACAGTATTTCCCGACGGGTAAAAATCTATTAGAAAAGCCGGAGCAATAACTCCAGTTCCGATCCCCGCAAGCACAGAATATAAAGTTGTGGGTCCAGTACTGGCTGCAGTGAATATTTCTTTAACTAACTTAACACTGGCTAAGTTTTGATAAGAAGTTATAGTTGTAGTTAAATCGGGACTTGCGCTTAACCCAAGTCCGTTGATAATTGTTGCCTGTGCATTTAACTGTAGAGCCGATGCCATTACGGACCTACCATTACTGTGGGATCACCGGGGCCCATTACATAATGAAATCCACAGCTACACAAAGTTGCTGGGCCAATTCTAGCAATTGGTTTACCCATTACTAAAATGTTGGGTACACCCACTGTTATTTTTGCTGTTGCACAAGCAGGATTGTATCCTGGTAATTTCGGATTTGTATAATTACCATGCGGTGCAACTATTGCACCAACTGTGGCCACAGGACGACCGTGTGCTAACACCGTGGTTGTTATACTAGCGATAACATTGGGAGGACCGTATTTGGGATCAACTTTGTCTCCGGTGACAGCAACTGGAAAAGGCATGTTAGGTAATTATTCCATTCTTTACTGGCTGTATGCCTGTGGTAGTATGGATATAGTGATTTTCAATATCCTTTACCACTGGACTATGCATGATTACATGCGATTTGCTCAGCGTTATAGTAGTATTTATATCCGCAGAAATCATGGTCTGAAGTAGGCCCAGTCCTTGTTGACTAGGAATAACTGTGCAGGGCTTTTTAATAACATAGGCAGAGTCTGTTTCTTCAGACAATGTAGCCAATACTTCGTCACCATTGACAATTTTGAAACACACAACGTCACCTGCGCTGTAACCTTTTGAAATTAACATTTTTATCCTTTAAGTGTTTGGAAGAATTCATCTGATTGTTTTGCTAGTCCTTGATAGCCACCTTCAACTAGCAACTTACCGTCTTGGTAAATTTGTGGAACTGTACGATGTCCTTCGGCCATGACAAACTCGCGGGCGTCGGGTGTTTCGTCAATTTTAATTTCTTCAAAGGCAATGCCTTTTTGTTCTAATAGATATTTTGCTTTAACACAAAATGGGCAATTGTTTTTGCTGTATACTGTAATCATAAAATCCTCATGTTATATATTAATTATTGAAAAAGTTCTCTGACTCTAATTTTTTATAAATTAAATCTGCCCACAGGGCATGTGTTTTAAAATTAGGATGGAAATTATCTTCTTGCAAATCTCCAATTTCTTTGGCTAACTCGTAGATGCCATCTTTGCGCTCATTTAAAAACACCCAACGATCAAAATCAATTTGTTTAACTAGATAGTCTAAATCTTTGAACTGTGTAATACCGTAATCCAAATCTGCCACCCGAGGTTCAGCAGTCCAGTAATTTACATATGAACTCATTAGATATGGTATTTTACATTCTTTTAAATAATTTTGCAAATTTAGAATATTCAAAAGAGTATCCTGGGCCATTGAACGCTCATTGCTATATTTGTACAACGGATTAAACATCTCTTTGGTGGCAGGATGATGCTCCCAACTGCCGTTGATGCCACCACTTAGTATGTAACTAGTGTGTCTACCGGCCCATCGAACAAATCCATATCCATCCAAGGTACTCATTAAAACTTTATCACTGTGGTCGACTGCTAGATCTTTTCTAGTTAATCCGCTCCACATAATTATTACAAGGTCGGGATTGAAACCGGGTGCAACTCCGGGGCCTTGATCTCTATTTATTAAGTGACTGTCAAGTATGGGTTTGTTGGCAATGTATGTATTACCTGCGCCAGGGTGCCCGTGATTGTGCAACTTTGTTTCTACTGAATGTTCTGCAGAAATTTTATCAACTAATAATTTGGGCCAACCACGTTCCTGTGCATAGGTAAAACTACACCCCACGGTATAGATATGCATAATTTATAAGGATGGTAGTGCGTCGTAGTCTATGGCATCACCCATGACACCAATTACATAACTTGTTGATTCAGATTCTTGTAGTGCTGTTTGTTTCTTACTAGTATCTGTGTGCTTGTTAAACCATGGTATAGGAGTATTCTTAGGTGCATGTGCTTGGTACTTAATACCGATGTCTTTTAGTGCGCCAACTGCTGTATAATCAACGAAATCTTTAAGAATATTAGCGTTTAGACCAATCACAGGACCCATCTTGAACAGGTAAGTTGCCCAGTCTTTTTCTTCGCGTATAACATCCATGTACAGGGCGTATACTTCAGCTTCACACTCTGCTCGGGCTTCAACAAAACGTGCATCATCCTTGATCACTTGATTGATTAGGTATGCAGTCCAGCCTTTGTGTAGCAGTTCGTCTTGTAGGATCAAGCTAATGATGTTGCCATTGCCCATGAATATGCGGTTTTCAACCATGGCCAGACTGGTGGCAAACGATGTCATAAAACGAAATGCCTCCAGTGCATAACTAGCATGTAGTGCCATCCATATTGCTCGTATGTGTTCTTTTTCAGTGACTTCTATGCCAAGTTCTTTGCAACAATTGATTTGATGTAGCTTGTCATAATAGTTGCCTACACTACTGGCCATGTCAACAATTTCTTTGGTGTCATGAATTGTGTTGAACACATCCTTGGGCACGTTATAAATGTTGCGAATGATATGACTATAGCTTTTGCTGTGTATATTGGTTTCAAAGAAGCCCCAGTTGTACATCAGTGCTTCAACTTCGGGTAGACTACAAACAGGGGTAAATACCTGTGTTGGGCCACGGCCTTGTAGGCTGTCCAGTGCTGTTTGACGTAGCAGGTTGCTGGTAAAAATATGTTTGACAGCATCGCTGGCTTCTTTGAAGTCATTGCTGTCTTTTGTAAGACTCACTTCTTCTGGCTGCCAAAAGAATCCGCGAGCAGTGGCTTCAAAGTCTGCAATCTTTTTGTACTTGACTTCTTCGAATCGCTGAATAGTAACTGGACCTGCTGGATCCAGGAACATCTTGCGACTAAGATAGTCTGTTTTGGTATTTAGATTGTATTGTTGTTTTGACATTATTTTTTCTCTTTTATAATCATATTTTAGGTCCGTTAAATATCTGAGTGCTGGCGTCACCTGTACCCAACACGCAGGCTATTTTCTCATCAAACTGAATCAGTGTCCATGATTTGGTTTCATCGTTCACAAATAAACTGTATCGTGACACAGTGGCGCCAGGTTCAATACCCCACCATATGGGCTTTTCTTTATAGTCACTACCGCCCAATCCCCGCAACAATGTGGCCGTGTCAGCACATTCTATAGGTTTTTGCACAGTGACAGACTGTGCTACTGTTAGGCCAACCACCAACAGAGCAAGAAGTAGAAGATATTTCATATTAGTAATTTCCGCTAGCAAGAACAATACGAGCAATGTGTTCAAGGCGTTCTATATGTTCATAGGCACGCCACGGACTTGTGTCAATGGCAACAACTCCGTGGCCTTTAATGCCTACAATGTCGTAGGCAATATTACCGGCGTTGTCTAATTGTAACTGCCGATGACACTGGTCTGCAAGTTCTTGACTGATAGGTGCAACATCGCCTACATTGGGTGCTACTTTGGTATATCGATTCAGTTCTGGAAAGGCTGCACTCACAGTACTCAAATCAATACCGGCATGCATGGCCGCAATACAGTAAGTGGGATGAACATGTACTACCACACGAACTTCACCAGTGTGCTGTCCCATCTCTCGTTGCAAGCCAAAATGTAGTGGTAGTTCTCCACTGGGTTTTAAATTTTTACTAATATCAGTGTACTCTAACTCTTTAGTTGCATGATATCTAGTTGGTGGTTGACCCCAGTATCCTGTCTCAATACCAATCTTCTTAAACTGATCTGGCTGTAAAGTCTGCTTACGCACACCGCTTGGGGTGATGTAAAAGTGATCACGGTCGTGATGTCGTATGCTGACATTGCCATCACGACTAGTAATCCAGTTACGCTTATAAGCGTCTACCATAATATCGCAAATTGTTTCTAACATTAAAGTTTGCAGCTTTCACAATCTTCTTGGTCGTCCCAGTTAATTTCTTCTAGCATTGCTGGCGCTTCTTCGGCGTCAGCTTTTGCGCCTTGTTTGTTAATCAAACTGTAGTAGAATGTTTTCAATCCCCAATGATGCGCCTGCATCAAGTTCTTGGCAATCAATGTTGTTGGAACTTTGCGATCTGCCCAATGTGCAGGATTGTAGAATGTATTAGTACTAATTGATTGGTCAACATAAGCCGCAATAACTGCCGCGGTTTTTAAATAACCGTCGCAGTCTTTCTGATCCCACATCAATTGATATTTGTTTTTTAGCTTGTGATATTCAGGCACAACTTGAGTCAATGATCCTGCCTTTGATTCTTTGACTGAAATCAATTGCATGGGCATTTCAATGCCATTGGTTGAATTAATTACCACCGAACTAGATTCAACTGGAGCAACAGCCATTAGTGTAGCATTGCGTACACCGTACTGTTTCATGTTGGTGCGTAGTGTTTCCCAATCTAATTCTGGTGTAAAGTCTGCTAGTTCATTGGAGCCTTTGGCACGTAGTTCCCAGGGAAATATACCTTTACCATATCGTGTCTTATCGCTGTGTAGACATGCACCACGTTCTTTGGCCAATTCCACGGTTGCTTCCGTTAGGTAGTAGGCTTGGTGCTCCATCCAAGTCTTAACATCTTGGAGTGCATCTTTTTCACCATATCGGTAACTACGTTTGGCGTGCCAGTATGCCAGGTTAGTGATACCAATGCCCAATGGGCTGATCTCATCATTGCTTAATTTACTTTGGATACTCAAGAAGTCTTGATAATCCAATATATTACAGAGGCTACGCTGTAGAATACGACAAGCCCGGCGCATATCTTCAGGATTGCGGAATGCACCCCAGTTAATGCTTCCGAGCGTACATAAAGCAATACGACCGTCAACGTCATCAAGACGTTTAAAAGATTTAGTAGGAAGAAGAATCTCACAGCATAAGTTACTCTGGTAAATTGTATGATACTCAGGATCAAATGGTCCTTGATTCATAACATTGTCAGCAAACACAAGATAGATACGTCCCGTGTCTGTGCGTTCTTTTAAGATGCCACCTTTGAATACTTCTTCAGCACTCATTGTTTTTGTACGTAGACCTTTTTGCTTTTCATACTTGACATACAGTTCTTCGAACAGTTCTGTGTTGGAGTAAAACGCTTCGTACAGGTCTGGCACTTCATTGGGATCAAAGAAGGTTATGTTTTCTTTGTTTTTAAATCTTCTCCAGAAGAAAGCACTAAGCACAACCCCATAATCCATAAAACGGACTCGGGTTTCGTCTGTGCCTTGGTTGTTCTTAAGAACAATAAGATCATCAAACTGATGATGCCAAATAGGATAAAAAACAGTAGCACTTGCATTACGAATACCTCCTTGTGAACATGATCGTAAATCTCCAAACCATTTCTTCAAGAAAGGTATCATACCTGTGTGCATGATCTCACCACCACGGATGGGCGAACCCAGGGGGCGTAGTCGTCCAATCTCCAATCCTATGCCAGCACGTTTGCTGGCATACTTGGCCATCATCTCACCACTAGCGAAAATACTATCCAGGTCATCATCACTGCGAATGAGTACGCACGAACTGAATTGTTTAGTAGGGGTACCGAGACCAGCAAGCACAGGGGTAGCAAGAGTAAATAATCCATCAGATGCGGCATTGTAGTATTCCTTGATGTAGCGCATTCTTGCGCTGTTGGGTTCTTCTTTGTGGAAGACAGTGGCAGAAGCAACCATATAGCGAATCTGCGGAGTTTCATAAATTTCCTTGGTAGCACGATTTCTTACTAGATATTTTTCAATCATTTGTTCGATTGCGGCATAACTGTAACCTTCATCTTTGCTGTGATCCAGCATGTCATTCATGCGGTTCCAGTCGTCTTCGGTGTACCAGTCTAGTAATTCTTTGGAGTACAATCCTGTGGCTACATTTTTCTTTATGATAGTATACAGGTGAGGAGGCTCATAGGAGCCATAAACATCCTTGCGTAGCATGCTAAGTCTTTGCTTGCCTGCTACGTATTGATAATTTGTGTGTCCGACATCGGGATTAGATTCTACATCAATTAAATCAACAATGGCACGTAGAGTGATTTCATCAACTTCTCTGGTTGTAATGCCATCATAAAAATGTGGTTGACTTTTGATTTCAATCATTGACTGACTTACATCTGCAATGCCCGAGCATACTTTGCTGATTTGGGCCTGCCATTTTTCGATCATTAACGGTTCTTGTTTGCCGTCTCGTTTTGTAACTTGAATTTGACTCATTGATTCCTCTTAATATTCTTTTAATTTTAATTCTGTGCTGTTAAACTGATGTGTTAATTTAAAATTTTTGTTTATCGATTCAATATTTACGACAACATTGTCAATCAAATTAACAACATATTTTCCCTGAGCCAAGATAGGTAAATTATATGTAAAACCAGTTTCGGCATCAACATAGATACGTAGCTCTGCATCCAAGTCTACGCCGTGACTAGTAAAGTGTATAGTATACAGCATTCCTAGTGCTTTTGCAAGATCACAATAGTAATTTTCGGCAATTAATTCCCAGGGCGTAGGCCATGTCTCGGGTTTACCGGGATCCAAGTAATAAGGAACGTAAGGACATTTTTGCCAGTATTCAGCAACGGATTGAACTGCTTGCTCTAAGGATAAGTCGTCCAAAGATTTTCGAAAGTCTTTCCAGTGAGCAATACGCCCACTGGCTGTAAGTTTCCACATTTATTGAATAGGTTTATGGTATCGTAGGTTGTAGGTTAAATTCACTGAATCACCTGTGGCCGATGAAATATATTCAACATCGCCATTGCCGGGATTGACACGGAATGTTACATAAGTTTCGCCAGTCTCATTGTATTCTTCATCATATACATAACTACCACCAATGCGTGATGCTCTTAGGACACCACTGCGTTGTTGATTGTTGTGTGTTAATGTATAGTCAAAGGTCAAATTTTGATAGCTCGGCGGTATGTATTTAACTCCCGAGTCAGTGAAGCTTGCAGAATCTGTTAGAGTTGTTGCATAGCCAATGCCGGTAGTATAATGTCCCAGTATTAGACCTTTTTCTTCATTGGTAACAATACAATCATAATCGTTTAATTCAATGTTAGGGAAGTATTCAAAATCAGTGGTACTACGATCGCATGAGTCAGCGGTACTATAATTTCCATCGCTGTTAAATGTAATAACAGGACTAACTGCATGCCCTTGCCACTCCACAGGATTGTTTGCAACATAATCGGCCAGGCCCGAGCCAGTGAACATATTAGAGTTTGACATTACACCAAAACATGCTTCGCCGCAGTAGATTGCTTCATGCGACGAATAACGGAAATAATTGTCTTGGATGGTAATACCGAATGAGTTGTAAGCCGGACTGTCTCTACCAATTACAATGTTATGATAATTATGATCGAAGTAACAAGTATTGATACTTGTGCCCAGTGTCTCACCATTGATTTCAATGCCGTAGTTGATGTCAAAGAAGTCACATTGTGTAAAACTTACGTTACGAATTTGTTGATATATTGATGCATTATTCATACACACCCCAGCAATACCTGTGCCTCGGTCTGACGTAAAGTAATCCAAGCCCGAACCATTGCCGTATCCGTCCTCGGCATCGGGCTGTACCCAAGGTGTAATGCCACGGAACATACAACGTGAGAAGGTTGCTGTGTAGCAACCGTCAATTAAAACACAACTCTGATTGTAATCTTCGTTTAGTTGTTCAAATCCCAGATCAGCTAAGTGGTATTCAGCAATGTCCGGTGTGTTACCATCCTCGTCATCTCCGCCAAATTCTGACCCGCTTTGTCCGAAGCTGTCCACAAACTGTGCCAGTGCGCCTGCAAAGGATCCTGATATAATTGATGTACGTTTACCTTCACCTTGCAATCGAATGAATGGCGGAATATTTAATGTTGCAGAAATTACATAGTTTCCCGACGGGAATAGAATAGTTCTATGCTTGTTACTAAGCAATTGAATTTGATTTGTTGCAAACACACGATCCATGGCACGTTGGATTGCTGCCGTATCGTCATCTACACCGTTGCCTGTTGCCCCAAAGTCTTTGATAGATACAATGTCATCAAGTTTATCCTGTAGTGTACGAACCACAGGATGCAAACTGTCGGGACCTGTTACTACTTCAAAACCCGCGGCCAAGCCTTTAAATGTGTATGTATCAAAGAATGATAACAAGTCACTGTTTGCAGTTAAAATCTCTGTTACACCTTCACTAGGTGCACCTTCTGCGAGAGTTCCGTTACCGATGAACAAACGTCGAGTATCAACACTCCACCCCATCTCAGCTGACGCTAACTGCGGTAGATCTTGTTGAAGACCTCTACGTAATTGTATTTGTGATATTTGTACAATAGCCATGCTTAAATCCTGTCTTTTTAGTATTTATGAACTACTGTATTAGACGGGTGTTAGTTTAAATAGCTTCTTAGGTAAATGCTCTTGTGCAGGAATTAATGTGCTGTCACTGTACATAAATCCACACATATTGCAGGTATTTTCCGGCTCTTTTTGTCTAGCAAACCAAGCATCAATTTCAGATTCTGTGGCTTCCATGCCAATGGATTCGTATTGACTATAATAGTCGGACCAGTCTTCATCTGACTGTAAGTTAAATGTGTCTAGTGTTTGATTTAATACTGCCCGGGGCGGACATTTATACAATCTACCCCGATATAACTGTACATAATTCTTAATGTGGCACTCACGATGATTTTCCAACTTGGCTGTTTCATTATTGTAATCATGCCAGGGTTTTAGTTCGCTGCCGCGGCCTTGGTAATGGCTAACAAAATGGTCAGCATATTGTCGGGTAATACTTATTACTGTTAAATTTGCATGTTCACTGGGGGCATTTCTTAGCATTTTATATTCTTTGTGTCCTTTAGAATATGTTGCACTATCTACCCACCAAAATTTACGTCGTGGCCACTTTTTAACTGCTGCGTCACAAATCAACGTTGCTAAAGTATCAACATTATATTGTAATAAACTAGAATATGGTTCAGTTAATGTATGATGTGTCACGCTTAGACACAAACCGTTGTCTATAAATAATTCAGTGATGTGATCAAACAACTTGTCTAAAAAATAGCCGTTAGTACTCAACCAAATTGGCATACGAGAGCCGGTCACTGTTGTGGGCCAGGCAGAGGTTACTAGTCTAATCCAATCTCTGAGTTGCGGATGCATCATCGGCTCACCGCCAAATAAATGTATTTTTCTTGGTTCTATATATTTTGACCAAAAATTAATTGCATCTGCAGATTCGTTGACATCAACAAGTCCATTGATTTCCCGGTGATTGCTAAATGTACAACACCCTTCGCAACTTAGTTGACAACTGCGAATAATTACTACGTCTAAAACATCTACTATGTGCTTTGTCATTGGTTTGTTTGGTAATAAAGTTCTACACGTTTATTCCATTCATTGCTCCAATGATTAAACTCATCTCCTTCAATGACAAATTCAAGATATTCTGGTGTCGAATAGGTGTTGTCTTCAAGTAATTTAGGCTGTACAGCCATTAAAATTACACCTTGATTAATTTCGGTGCCGTGCATATTGTTGTGAGCTTGAGCATAGGCACATAACTGTAAAAAGTAATCACCGATGTATTCACGCTTCTTGGGTTTGTTACTTTGTTTAAAGTCCATAATAGCAGGACGACCTTTCCATATTCCAAGACAATCTGTAGTTCCTGCATACAGTCCGCTGTAATATAAAGGAACCTCCACTCCCCAAAATTCGTCTACATTACAAAGTCCTTTAAGTATAACTTCAGCAGCCATAAACCAGCTAGGGTGTGCGTACGGATTACCTGGCAGAGGTTTCAACTCGTCACTTAATACATAACTCTCTAAATAGCTATGCATCCGTGTTCCGCGATTTGCGGCTTCTGTGGTAATTTGTTGTGCTTTTTGCTCACCAATGGCCTTGCGCCAATTGGCCAATGCTTGTCGAGATTCTTCACTTTTAGTTTTATCCAGTATAGTCGTAACACTAGGGACTTTGCTGCCGTCTGGAAGGCAATAATGTCTTTTGCCGTCGATTGTGGTTCTATCACAGGGGGTGTAATTGTATCGTGTAATTATCATTCTATAAATACTTATTATGAGTTTTTCAATCAAGGTGTTAAATCAACACCGCAGTGAGTTTAATTTTTCTAAGATATCTGTTAATAGTAATTATAACATAATTATGCATTGTGTCTATGACCTCAATGTCCACTTTGATGAGGAGCTTGAGTTTTTAAAAGATTCTGCTCTAGATTCAAACACTATTGTAATACTATGGCATGCTGTAGAACAAGGTGTATGGAATAATGAATGGATATCAAAATTAAATACTGTTATTAAAAATGCCCCATATCGTTTGATTTATGTAACTGGTTGCAGTCATCAAGTTAACATTAAAGATTTTTTTGATATTAAATTTGAAGTTAAGTTTTTACCCATCTTTGATATACGTGCAACTGATATGTTTTCCCTGGGGCCAATTGTAGTCAGTGCTTATAAACAAAAATCTTATATGTTTATCAATGCCGCTGATGCTGCACATCGACGACATATTTTTGGAACATTACTACAAAACAATTTATTAGATAAAGGCAATGTAAGTTATCAATGTTGTCGTGGGAAAATTTCAGCCAGTAGAGATTTTGAAATTCAACGAGGGTTTACTGTTAACCAACTTGAGCATTCAAATTTTCTATTTAATATAACAGATCCTGTTCTGCCCATGTTGATTGATGATAGCACAGTTGCTTCACGCTTGCCTAGGAGATTGTTTTTAGATTGTTACCTAGGAATCATTGGAGAAACACATTTTGTAAATATCCCCAATTCTTTTAATACTAGTTTTGTCACTGAAAAAACATTTAACGCAATAGCAAACAATCAAATGTTTATCATAGTCGGACATGCAGGTAGTTTAGATTTATTAAGATCATTGGGGTATAAAACATTCGATACTGTAATCAATGAGAGTTATGACACGATCTTAAACAACGGAGATCGACTAGAAGCTGTAAGCAAAGAAATTGTTAGATTTTTGGCCAGGCCATTCAATGAGATAAAAGAAGATTATATTAAAGTTTCAAACATTATTAAACATAACAGAGATCTTGTTTTTTCACAAAGTTTAGAATCTAGAATGCAACTTCTAGTAGATCAACTATAAACTATACTCTGAAACTTTCACCACATCCGCAACGATCTCTTTCATTGGGGTTGTTAAATTGAAATCCTTCGTTTAGCCCCTGCCGTACATAATCTATTTCCATGCCCTGCATGTATGCAGAGCTTTTTGGATCCACAAATAATTTACAACCGTTACAATCTATGCAAATATCTTCTACCTTGGGGTTGTCAACATACTCAAGTACGTAGGCAAGACCCGAACAACCAGTTGTTTTAACACCTAAACGAATTCCTTGTCCAGATCCACGACGGTGGAGTACTTGTTGTACTTTTTGTGCTGCCTTGGTTGTTATGGATATCAATGCTTTTTCCTATAATCCTCAACTGCGGCTTTGATGGCATCTTCTGCTAATATACTACAGTGGATTTTGACTGGTGGTAGTGCTAGCTCTTCGGCGATTTCGGAGTTTTTAATTTCTCCGGCTCGGTTGATGTGCATGCCTTTGACCCACTCCGTAATGAGGCTCGAACTCGCGATAGCCGATCCGCAGCCATACGTTTTAAATTTCGCATCTGTAATAATACCTGTATCATGATCAACCTTTATTTGTAGTTTCATTACGTCACCGCAAGCAGGTGCGCCAACCATACCAGTACCAATATCAGTATCACTCTTGTCAAAAGATCCGACATTCCTGGGATTTTCATAGTGATCAATTACTTTGTTTGAATAGGCCATTATTGTGTACAGGTTCTTTCGCGGTAGATCTTACCGTCGAGTGTTTGGATTTCTTTCCAAGGTGTGCAAGACTCTTGTGGCACATAGATAGGCTGTTGTTGTACAATCACTGTTTCTGCTTGTGCAGGACGATTGGCAATGGCAGCACCTACTACGCCACCAATGATAATAGGAACAACCCAGTTTCCCTGACCATAGTGTCTGGCATGGCCATGATGGCCGTGGTGTCCATGTCGCCAATGTTGTGCCATTGCCGGACCAGTGGCCAATGTTAATAATACAATTGCTAAAACTTTTTTCATGTTGCTCTCCTAGAGTATAATAATATAACGCCTTAGGCAACAAATACGTTGACTTAGCCTAATCATACCTCATTATAAGATATTTATAGGCCTTAGTCAATGATTCTTGTGGGTTATTTGGCTGCCGCTTTGGCTGCCATTTTGGATACAATTTTACTTGGGTCACCTGCAGGTGCTGATCTTGCACCCAGTGGGTCAGTATCATCTACTGTGTTTTCCGGCGGAGACAAATAAATGTACTTCTCTCCAGTTTTTGGGTCATCTTTGATGTCTTTGATCAATTCTTTAACTGCTCCATTGGAGGACATTGCGTCATCTAATGCGGCAAAGTTAAATGCTTCGTTTCCGGGAATATCACGTACACGTTCAATAACTGTGTTGACTTTAACACGGGGAGTGACCGCACCACTTTGCTCGGCTTGGTGACGCAATAATTCTAGAGCGGTGATCAAAGCGGCATCGCCGCGAGCATCTGCTTCGTCTTCGATTGATTCATTGGGGGTACCAAATACATCACTCTCTAGAATAATTTCATGAATACGCATATCAACGACGTGCTCGGCCTAGGTCTTCTTCACCACCTGCAGCTGCATCTGTGGCATCAAATCCATCAGTGGGAGTATCAAACTCAGAACCCATGCCGCCATCAACGGGCATGTCTGCATCAAAATCGCTGTCACCGGCCATTGGGTCTACGCCCATGTCAGTTGCGCCGCCTAGGTCCATTTCGCCACCGCCAACATCTTCGCCGGCTAATGTACGTACTGAATTGTCTGCTGTTTCACGACCAGATTGTAGTGCTTGATACAATGTGTCTAACACTGGGCGTACTGCATTTTTAAATGCTTCGCTTTGTTCTGATCCAATTTGGTCACGGATAGTATCTACTAGTGCAGGTACTTGTTCGTTTTGAATCTTGCTAACTTTTTCAAGCATGTCTTGAATACTGTCAACAATGTCTTTGGCGGCCAAAACAGCTTCGCTACGACCCATTTCACTTTCAAACAAACCTTGCTCGCTGCCCAACCATTTATCAAGGCCTTCTTTAACCAGCATCAATTCCATGTACTTTGGATTCTTTTCAGCAGTATGACTACCAAAAGATTTTTTAATCTGTACAATATTTTCTCTTAGTGCTTTACTCAAACGTTGAGCTTTGGCGTAAGTTAAATTATCATAGTCGATTGTGAAGCCAAAGCGGCTTTCAGTGATTTTGTTAATTTTTTGAGGTGTTACCTCAGTGTGCATTTCGGAGAGTCTCATAGTTGTTTATTCCCAAACTTATATGTTATATTTAGTCTTATTCCCAAACTTTGTTGAACTTCGCATACCTTTGTATTTTCAATATTTTGTCCTTGGCGTCTTCTAGCTGTTTTTCTGACACTTCTAGTCTGGCCTGACGAATATCTACAATATCATATTCTTTTCTAGCTCGAGCACGTTCTTGACTACGGCGCATTGCTGTTATATCTGTGCTATTTTTATTTATTTCCATGTCTAACTGCATGATTTCTCTGGCAGTTTTTATTTGGTTTTTAATGCTGTAAACTGTGTACAGTATAGCATTTATTTTGTTATCAAACAAGTGTAAAAATTCCTTGTTTGCATCATGCAATTCACAGGTTTTGTTTTTGTTTACAATTAATGTATATGTACCAATTTTATAACCATTGTTTGTTGGAATACAAATAGGTGTTTTGTTACGTTGGAGACTGCCCAATTCTTTGGTAGTCCAATGCTTAATATAGTCCGCAGCTAGATTAGTCATTTGCCGCATTTCAGGCGGCAAATGTGATTTTGTTTTTTTAGCGGATTTTCTTTTTGTAGGAGATTTGGCCATTGTTTGCACGATGCACTATGTCTTGCATCACTAGTTGATTCATTATTACTTGTTCTCTTTCGTCTAGAGAATTCTTATTGATATTTGGCTCATGATCAAAACGTCCAAGCAAGTCTGCTTGCTCGTTGGTTATACCAATTTGAACGTTGTTGAGTAGTTCTACTATTTTCATTTAATGTGTACAATTAAAGTTACCAACGCACCAATTAATGCCCCTAGCATTGTAGTTCCAATTGCGATCATTGTTTTATATGGTCCACTACTGTCAGAGGCTTCGGATTTATTATTTACTAAAGAGTTTTTAATCTCTACTAGGTAACCTTCTAATCTATCCATCCTTGACTCTAGGCTGTTTAGTTTTGTGTCCAAGTTTTCATACCTTTCAGCGCATAATTCTACATGCGCCTCAAGGCTTTTCTTTTCAATATCGGTACCCGCCATATAAATTCTTTCAATATATTATTAATGCAATTTTAGTGAGCCTAAGGGTGCCGTAAGTAAAAGCCATAATGGTGCTGTAGCATCAGTTATGTATTTATACTAGCTGATATATCGTTCAATGTATATATTTCTAATTGTACCGTAGGGATAGAAGATAGGTAACAGGAACTTTGCTGTTTCAGTTAATCCTGTGATAATAGGTACTTGTTCCAGGTCTTGTAATAAACCGCTCAATGGTTTATCATGTAGATCGTATATGCCAGTTTTTTCCACTGTCCATACCCATGACCACATCTTTTGTGGCTGATTGTGATAGAACTCGCCAAAGTCATGCAGTCCGTGATTTTCTATTAGAGTTGCTTCAGGAAATTGAAGTATTGTTGGTTGTGTGCGTAGACTTAGACATTGCACAACTGTTTCCCAATTGCGTTGTTGATTGCGCTCCGTGTCTTTATCGATGCCACCACGTATGACTCCGGTGGCTGTAATGTCTACTAGAGAATAACCGATAAAAACTTCTATGCCGTTGTCCATGATACAGTATTTAGCGGCCAACAAAAAAGGCAGAACGAATCTGCCTTTTGTTTAGTTTAAAAACTATTAAGCTAGTTTAAAACCAAGTGAGCTAGAAACTGTAGTTACGTTAGCCCATACATTAGAACCACCAGCAACACTGGCGTTGCCCAGGGCTTGGATACGTGTTCCAATTGCAGTAGCGTTAGAACCAGTGGCTTCTAACAATACGCTGATTTGACTTTCGTCGACTTGGAACATAACGATTGTGCTGTCTACGCCAATAGTGCGTAAAACTGTTTCAACAAAACCACCAGTGGCAGAATCAGCAGAGCTCAGAGTCTGGCTTTTGCCTAATTTAACAGTTAGTGCTGTTGGGTTTTTTGTTAAACCTGTAGCAATAATTGTTGCTAACGTACCATCATATTCTGCATCAACGTTGTTAATACCTTTTGCATCACCTGCATAACGAGTTTGGATTGCCATTTTATTTTTCCTTTAAAATTACGAGTCCTCGGGACTACATGTACATATTTATGCTGGCCAACAAAAAAGGCAGATAAACTGCCTTTGATGTTTACATTGTAATGTAAGATTAACGTTGATCTAAGTAAGCAACTACAGAAGCAGTAACTCCAGTAACGCCGCCAAAGTCAGCACCAGCAACCGGGGCTGGACCTTCAGAGATAATCCAAACGTTGTCAGTTGTTCCAGCAACAAACGCTGGACCAGTGGCGGCTTCAGCACCAACTGCTGTTACAGAAGATGTTAACTGAATGAACTGAATGCAAGCATCTAATTCAGCTTGTGTAATGTTAGTTTTAGCTAATTTAGTTAAAGCTAAACGACGGCCTGCTGCGCCAAAACTTTGTGTTTTGCCAATAAGAGTGCCATCGGCACGTGTGTGTGATAAACCAATTGTCATAATGTTTTCCTTTTAAAAATGTGCGGGTCACGCATAAATTTATTTATCATTTATTGAAATGTGCGCCCCCAAATACACCTCGATTTACTAGTTTTATTAGGCCTGCCCCCGGTGTATTTGACACAAATCCTTCGCCACCGGGCTGTCCGTTGATACTCTGCGAAAACCCTGCAACCTGCTTTTCTAGCTGATCTGCAATAGAATTCTTTAGCTGATACATGGCATTCCACACATCTGCCAGTGCTTGATATCCTTCTGCGTTTACAGTTAGATAACCTGTTTCCCCATCGCCGACTAGCTTTTTAACTGTACCGGGCTTGGTATTACTTTCGGGGCTGGACAACCAAGTATCCAATGGATCTTTTGTTTGTCCTGTTATTTGCTTGTTAAAATATGTTTGGATTTTAGCTTTGCTTACGCCATCTAATCCTGCTAAGAACTGCTCTGCTCTAGGACCTTCAGCGGCCACTGCACGTTTGGCGTTCTTCAAAATTCTAGTGGGTTCATTTAATGTAAAGGGCTTGGATTTTTGTCCTGCGGGCATGCCCATTGGGCCTATCACTGCTACATCACCTGCATTTGTTAATCCTGATACACCATCCCAAGGAGCATTACCTTTGGAGTGTACTACAATCATAGCAACTTTGCCTTCCATTGCAGCACCCATTGGACTTTTAACAGGAACTGTGTATGTAACTGTAGTAGGCTTGAATACAAATGCCTTGCCATTAGGCTTCATTTCTGCACCCAGGGCCATTAAATCGCCTTTGAATACTGCCTGCTCTGTGACTGCGGAACGTAGGCCTTCCCAGATTAACTCAATCTTGGGATATAAATCGGGTCTGGGTTGGCGACTGGCCTTGACCTGCGTGTCATACTTTTGCCAATCAGCGGGACTGCGGGCATAAAACCCTGCAGGATACATATACTTGTCACTGACAAAGAACTCGCCGCCGGGTGTGTATCCAAAGAACAAGGCAATACCACCGTCCCACTTAATACTGGTACTTGCAGGATTTTTTATAACTTGTTCTATACCTGTCAGGTATTTGTTAACCTCTGACAACCCACCAAAGATAGCATCCTCAGGATGAGGAATACGTGGGCCAGCACCTTCAGCTTCTAACAATACACTGATAAAATCTAAATTCATAGATTATGTCCCATCTTACGGAACCATGCGGCTGTACCCGGCGTATTATCTTCGGGTAATGTTAACATACCCTTGGCTTGATCTTGTTTAGCCTGTGCTAGTTTACCTTCGCGGTCCGGGTCATTTTGTAATGCGGCTATAACTGTACTGACAGAATTTAAATCTGCGGCCTTGGCCTTGGGGTTTAGTAATATTTTAGCGGCATCATTGCGATTATCTGCAACAACTTCATTGTTGTCACGGCGCATTACTGTACCACTAAACGCATCAACTTTAAGTCCAAGGAATTTAGCGACACTACTTAATAACATGAATAAGTGCGAGCCTTTAAAATTAGGATCATCGTACATGCCACGTGGACCATGCTGGTGCCAGTCGGCAACTTTCTTGGCATTGGGAATAATCATTAAATCAACTTGACCAAAACGTTGTTTACCATCACGTTTGGCTACATAAGGAACATCAACGTGAACGTTACGTCCCATTACCTTGACACCGTAGCCCTTGGCTTGATAGTATTGAGCCAATGCTTGTTTGGCTTGCTTTTCGTCAGCAACATCAAAGTTTTTAATTGTAGTAGCTTGATCTAGAAATAAATCAATGTCTCCAGATTCAACTTTATATCCAGCAGAGCCGATGTCGGTTATTACCTGTGTTTGTAGTGTGCTGGGCAAGTCACGCTTGACTGCGCCAACTACTGTGGGAACATCTTCTTGGGCTACCGGCTCTGTGTTGTCAAATACATTACCACCTTCGTATAGATACATCATTAAGTTTGATCCAATGCTTGATTTAAAAATGCTGCTACAGTTACATTAGCTGGTCTTCCATTTTGATCGAGCCAATTGCCAGTGTCAGTTAATGAGAATATATTCTTTTTATATCTAGCCAATGTGGGACTGTTTCCAGTAGCTGGTTTGATCTGTACCCCACCAATATCTTGCCAACCGCCCGGGGCTGTTGGTGTGGGTGCAGGTGGTGCTGTTGTAGCGGGCACACTCGGTGCCGGTGTTCCGTTAGAAGATGCTTGAGGTGTCATATATGGATTAGGGCGGCCAGTCTGCTGTGAAAGTGTTGGCGGCACAGTAGCAGGACCGGGTGTTCCACTTTGCGCCGTTGGTTGTGGCACAGTAGCAGGTGAAGTTCCGGCAGTTCCACTCGGCGATCTTGTTGCATTCTGCTGTGCCAACAGGGCCATACCTACGCCAGTTAGAAAGTCGATA